TTACAGCGCCACATCCAGCCGGGCATAGGGTCCGGGGCCGAACCGATCCGAGATTTGCGCCACCTCGACCATATAGGCACCGCCGACCAAGTCAGCACTTCGCATCATGGCGTCGTAGCTCCATTCCGGCATTGCCAGTTCCACTTCGCGTTTGACTGACCCGCCGTCGATCACACGCAGGCGATAGCGCTCGACCGCCTCGCCCAACGGCACGTCACCCTCGCCCCAAGTGTCACCGTCAATGCGGCTGCGTCTGATCCAGCGGATCACGTGGTCGCCCGACGACAGGTCGGCAGACAGATGCACCGGGGCATATGGGCGCAGACCTATCCCCTTGAAGGCATGGATCTGATGCAGGAATGACGGGTCAGACAGCGGCTTGCGCGCCGGGCCAATCCGGTAATGCCGGTTCAACCCACGCGCCGAGGACGCCAGTCGAACCTGCGACTGATGGCCGCCCAACAGCACGAAATAGCTGCCCACCGGCCATGTCTGCGGTGCAGTCGCATCGGTGCCCGCCTGTCCCCGCAACCGCATGGTCAGATCATAAGTGCGTTCATCCACCAACGCGGCACCGGCAAACTGAAACACCTCCCAATTGTCCGGGCTGCCGTCGCCAATGACCGCAACGTTGGCACCGTTCAGCATGTCATCAACAGAGCAGGAAGCCAAAGTGCCGTCAGTCAGCGTAATCCGCAAGGCCGGACCCCGGTCAATCACACCTGACGGCGCGCGTTCCAGATCCGTCCGTGTCACTCCGACGATCGATGGGTCGGTGATCATGCGATTGACAGCATAGCCGTTATCCGTGACCGAGCTGTAGAGCGCCACGCGCCCCGGCCAAGGTTTGGCCGCAACAGCAATACGCGGTTGGTGCGGCACCTCGTCCCCGGTCAGGAACGGCAAATCCATGAACAGCGGAAACACAGGTGCGGGTGGGATGTAGGGCTTCACCGCAGGGGCCGGTTCGACACTGTCCGAGGGTTGAAACAATCCTGGCTCAACGCGTACGGCACGCAACGTCTGAACCTCTGTGTGATCCACGTAGTCAATCCGGTATTGTTCGGTGCCCGCATCCGTCGTCAGTTCAATCACATCGCCCGCCCCTTTCGACAGCTCCGACGGCGGCAGCGCAAATGTCGCCTTGTCACGTGCCACGCGGGCCTCGGATAGCCAACGTTCGACGATTGCACGCGCCTCCACACGGGTCAGGATCAGGGGGATTTCGGATGCGGCAACCGTGCGGCTGCTTTCATCCGGGAAAGTCGCTTCGACCGACCGTACGTCATAATCCCCTGCCCCCTCGACATAGGTCAACCTGACGCGCCCCGCAATCTCGGCTTCCGGGTCACGCACGCGTTCCAGCGTGGTATCGCGATCAGGCGACAGCGCCATCTTGTCAGGATCAAGCCTGTGATCTGACCGCCCGGTACGTGTCTTGAAGATAAGCACGCCTTCGCGTTCCGTCACCTCGAACCCATAGGCGAGCATCAGGGGCTGCAATGCAGCGCGCGCGCCACCGATCTGATCGACGATATAGCCGCGCACGAGGCCATAGAGCTTCGAGACATCGTATCGCACGACACCCGACCGCTCGCATATCTCAGCCACGACAGATGCCAGCGAACGCGCCGACACCCGCCCGTTCAGCCAATGGCCGCGATCATAATTCGCCCCGTCGCTCCACAACCCCTTGCGGTTGGGAAACTGCGGAAAGGGTCGTGCATCCCACGCCCAGACATGCGCGCGGGACATGTCCAGCATTTGCACGCCGGTCGCGCTGTGGGTCGGGTTGTTGTCAACTCGCCCCCAATAGTCGTAGATCGCCCGCAGGTATTGCGCCTGGATCAGATCGTCCCGCCGCCCGTTCGAATAGCGCGGCCTGGAGCTTTCCGAGCTTTTGGGGTCCAGGAACTTGTTGGGCTGGTTGGTGCCTTTGTCGATGGCCGCACAGCCAAGCTCGGTGAACCAGAAGGGCTTCGATCCCGGCAACCAACCGGTCGGATCACTGTCGCGCACGCCGGCGACACGATTGTGATGCGACCGCTCCCACCAATTGCGCAGGTCCTTGTAGCGATAAACCCACGGCTCTCCATGTGCGCCATCGGTGATCGGGGTGCGGATCTGGAGCGTCCGGGCATCGGGTGTCTTGTAATACCAATCATACCCCTCGCCGCCCTCGATGTTGGATTGAAGATAGTCGAGATCATATATTGATCCGTGATGTGCATCAGCATGGTCAAACCCATCGCGCCAATCAGACAGCGGCATATAGTTGTCGATGCCGATGAAGTCGATCTGCGGGTGACTCCAAAGCGGGTCGAGGTGGTAAAACACGTCGCCAGACCCATCTTGAGGGTGATAGCCGAAATATTCTGACCAGTCGGCAGCATAGGAAATCTTGGTCTCGGCCCCCAGGATCGCCCGCACATCCTGCGCCAGCGCAATCAACTGTTCGACCACCGGAAAGCTGTTGCCTGGGCCGCGAATTTGGGTCAGCGCGCGCAGCTCCGATCCGATCAGGAAGGCATCTACGCCGCCCGCAGCCGCACATAAATGGGCGTAATGCAGGATAAAGCGGCGATAGGAAAAGCCAGCCGGGCCTGAATAGCTGACCCCGTTGCCCGTCACCGAGAAATCACCTGGCTGGGCGTTGCCAAAGAACGCGGCCACCTGCGCCACCGCCCCGGCAGTGCCGTCAGGCGAGGCCACATGGCCCGGCGCATAGGATGTCGTGATCCGCCCGCGCCAGGGCAGCACCGGTTGCCCCAGATTGCCGGTCCAGGGGTCGGGCAGCGCGTTGCCCTTCATCTGCTCCATCAGGATAAACGGATAGAAGGTCGCTTTGCGCCCGTTGGACGACGCCAGCGCAATCGCTTCCATCACGGCGCGATCAGACGGGGTGCCGCCGTAAACGGGGCGACCTTCGTCATCCTTCGGCACCAGTCCGGCTTGCCCGCGGCTCACGCCCGAGACGCTCCACGCCATGCTGTCGCCATCTACAGCATTCTGCTCAACGCGTGGTCGTATTCCGCAATTTCCGCATCGCAGATCGTCACCAAACCACGACACTACCAAGGCCGTGTTGAGACAGTTGGGCATTTCCTGCTGCATCATACGATAGGACGTCTTGAAATCGGTCCATCCTGACGGCGTGTTCATGTTGGATCCGTCAACCGCTCCTGGCGCGCTTTTGTAAAACACAGGCGTTGTGGCCAAAGAGTATTCGCCCGTGCCGGGAATCAACGCCACCGCACGGGTGCCGCGTGCCACTTCCTTGGGTTGGTTGCGCTGTTCGGGGCGGAAAACCTCGAAGCTGAACTGTGGCACACGGTTGCCAAACTGTCCCAGAGGCAAGTCCTCGATCACCACATAGGCGATACCGCGATAGGCGGGCGCCTTTCCCGCGCCCTTCACAGCCTCGATTTTCGGGTCCGGCAGTTGTGTTTCTGTGCCAGGATAGACTCGCATGTTCAGATCGGTGCGCGACACCTCGTTCCCGTCGGCCCAAATCCTGCCAACACGGGTGATTTCGCCCTCGCACAGCGCAATTGCAAGGCTGATCGAATAGCTGTAGGTCGTCACCTCGGGTTCAGGCGGGGATGGCATCCCCTTGCCGCCCCCACCACCGGTCGTCGTGACCGATTCCCTGAAGCGTGTTGCCCAGATCACTTGACCACCCAAACGGGCGCGACCAAAGACCATGGGGATCGCCGCCCCTTCAGAGGCCCCCGTCAAACGCATCCGGTCCACTTTGCCGGTTTCGACCGGTTCGGATCCTTCGCCCAAAATTCGATTGTCGATCACCTGACCGACGGTGGCCCCGATGGCCTTGCCAATCACCACCGATGACAGACCAAGAACACCACCACCGATCGAGGCCCCGGCGGCTGCACCGACTGCGGATAATAAGATCGTTGCCATCAGTTGGTCCTTTCAGGAAATGCAAAACTCGCCACGATGCGGCGGGCCCATGGGGCAGAAAGTGAGTTCTCGACCACGCCGTGGCTCGCGTAGGCGTGGATAAATGTCGGTGAGGCATCAGTGCCCGTCAGAATGCCCAAATGCTTTGCGACGGCGCCGCCTTGCATTCGAAACAGCAGCACGTCTCCGGGTCGGGCTGCCCGGATCGGGCATTCGACCAAATGCTGGCGGGCAGCATCCCATAGAACCTCCGCCCGGGCGGCTTCGGACCAGTCAGCGGTATAGGCAGGCACCAAGGCAGGCTCACCGCCCAGCACGGCACGCCAGATACCGCGGATCAACCCAAGACAATCACACCCGCAACCCCGGCACGACGCCTGATGCACATAAGGCGTGCCGATCCAGCGCCGTGCCTCTGACACGACCTGTTGCTGCAATCGGGACATATCAATCACCCGAGTTGGGGACGAATGGGTTGGTCTCGTCCCCGCCCAGAACCGACCAATCGGGCAGTTCATTCGTTTCGCGCGCGTCTCCGCCATCATTCTTTCCATGCCCAACGGGATAGGACATCAACCAATCCTCACCGGGAATGTCGGGAAAGCCGCGAAAGTTGCGGAAGTTGTTGAACTTGACCCGGCAAGTCGTCGGCAGCTTGTCACACCCCGCTTCCAGACGGACCATGTCACCCGACACCATACGCTCGCGAATGGACTCCCACAGTTCGATTGTCCGCGCACCATTCGCGCCTGTGCGATCATTCTTGATAAGACCGGTCAGATCCTTGGCAGCACCGGTCAGCACGGTGAACCTGCCTCGTTCGAACCAGCGATTTGGGTAAAGGGACATGTCGGCAAACTGAAAAGTGGTTTCGCTCGTGTTATCAACCACCGGCAATTCCAACTGGTATCCTGACTGGCTCAGATTGAACCGGCACGCGCCGTCGCCAAGCACCGCGGAACAAGGCATCTGATAGACGCGACCTTGCGGCTGGTTCAGCTTTTCGGACAACCCGTTCAACTCGGCACGAAACCCACCTGCCTCGCGGGCCAGTTCACCTACGGTGCCGCGAAACCGCAAAAACCGCTGGCTTGTATCGCTCCAATTGACCAGCCATGCTTCCACCTCGGCCCCGTCATACCGCCCAGCGCGAATGTCTTTTTCGGTGATTGACGCGTCATTCAGCACGCCCAACGCCTCCGTATTGTCAACGGACAGACCGGTCGTCTGGCTCAGTGCTTGGGCGGTCATGCCAGTATCGGCGCGGTAGCTTAGATTGTCGATCACCAGATCAAGATCATGATCGGTAAACCCGTGAACCACCCCGTCGCGCCGCGTGACTTTCCAACACCGCGCAATTGTGGTGACACCCTGACCCAGATGGGCCTCAAGCTCAGGAGACAACGCCATCAGACCCGCACCTCCACCACCGGCACATTGGGAGCATCGCCCGCCTGGAACGACGCAACCGACGTATGGATGCGGTCCGTGTCGAAGCGAACCGGCACGTCAAATTCATAGCCCGCCGTGACTTCGGCCCCGGTTTCGGGGGCGGTCATGAAGGTGACGCGTCCCGTGGTGTAATCAACGGTGAAATGCGTGCCTTCGCTCAGGGGATCCCCTTTCAGCCCCAGCTTGACCGTGCCTTCAACCGGTTTCTGAATGGGGCGCGCGTAAGTTTCCTCGCCCGACCGATAGGTCTTGAGCAACGGGAATTCCACCGTTTCACCATCCCCCCAAGCGATGATCTGATCGGTATATTCCGGGGGTTTTGACGGCAGGCCGCTCTTATAGTCCGACCAGTCTTTCCAGCGAAATCCAGTAAGCTGACCGCGCCGTGCCTCGAAGAACGAGATCAGCGTTTCCACATCATCAAGAGAGCGCATTCCAATGCCCGCGTCATAGCGGCGACGCGAATGTTCCCACGGCGTGTTGCGTTCTTCGAACCCGTTCGCCAGGGTCACTACCTCGGTGCGCCGTTCCGGGCCGCCAACGGACCCAAAGCTCAGATTTGCCGGAAACCGGACCTCGTGAAAAGACATGGGCGAAACCCTCCTCGGTTGGAAATGACTGCGAATTAGCGGTGGCGCTGGCCACGCGACAGTGCGCGTGACATCTGCGCGGCGATCTGGCTTTGCGATCGCCGGAACCCCTCAACGTCTGGGGTTGAGATGTTCATCGTGATGTTGACCGGGCGACCACCGCCGCCGGTTTGCACGCCCAAGCGACCGTCAGCACCGCGTGCCAGTGGCATGATCGCCTCTGGCCCCGCTTCGCCCATCAATCCTGTTGCTCCGCGCATGGGAAATGTCGTCGCGCTTGAAACAACGCCACCCTTTGCGAAGGGCACAACACGTCCCTGCGCAAACGCCCCGCCCTTCTCAAAGGGCCAGAAAGCGTTGGTAACAGCCCCCACTGCCTGCCCCAAAATGTCGCCGAAATGTCCGGCCACGGGTTTGATCGCGGCATTATAGGCGGCCTGCGACATCGATTGCGCCACATCCTTCAGCGCGTCCGACAGCTTCATGCCGTCAAACACCAACCCATCAAATGCCTTTCGAAGGCCCGAGGAAATACCAGACGACAAAGTGTTCACATCCGCGCTCAGATCCGAAACAGTCGAGTGCATGCCCTTCAGTTCGAAGACGAACCCGGCGGTCATCGCCTGTGCCCCACCCAGCGCTGTTTCCAGCGCATCCAACTGTTCATCAAAGCTGTCCAGTCCCGTCATCAATCAACTCCTTCCATTGGGCTTTTCCGCACATCCGGAAACGCTTTTGCCAATTCTTCCAGCCGCGCGCGCAGGCATGGCGCGGGTTGACCATCAAGCCCAGCCATCACGATCAGTTCGATCGGTGTCAGCGCCCAGAACTGATCCGGGCGCAACCCCAGCCGCCCCAACCCCAGCCGCATCAGGCCGCACCAGTCGAAGGCGAAACCAGAGGTCACGAATGCGACTCGCCAGCGGTGGGAGTGGCGAAGGCGCGGCTAAGAAGCTGTCCTGCGGCCTGCGCGGCACGAACAGGACCACCCGCAATTTCAGCGGCTAAAAGATCCTGCGCCCGCCCCTGCCAGCCCCCGCCCCGAAGACCGGCGACGATCAGGGACAGCACATCCCGGCTTGAAAATGCGCCGCGCTCAAACCGTTCCACCAACCCGATGATCGTGTCTTCGCCCAGTTGCGTTTCCAATTCAGCCAGTGCCCCAAGCGTCAGCTTCATCACATGCGGCGTGCCGTCTATTTCCAGCGTGACCTCACCTGTCCATGGGTTCGCCATGATCACAACGCCGTAAAGCTGAGTTCACCGGCCGAGGCCATTGACAGTTCATATGTCGCCTCGCCATTGTGCGACCCGGCATATTCGACCGAGGTGATCATGAACGGGCCTTCGACGACGCCGAAATCGGGCACAATCACCTGGAAATCCGGCACCTCGTTGTCAAAGAAGATCTGACGCGCCCGTTCGTCTGTGGTGGCATCCTTGAACACGCCCGAGCCCGAGATCGAGGCGGATTTCACACCGGCCCCGCCCAGTAATTCACGCCAGCCGCCGGTGCTTTCCAGACTGGTCACATCAACACTTTCCGCGTTGAAGCTCAGGCGTGTGGCCCGAAGGCCTGCAATAGTCTCGAACACACCGCTGCCGGTCATGTCGAGCTTGATCAAAAGGTCCTTGCCGTTTTGCGCAGCCATGGGATCACTCCGTAGTTAAGGGTTAGTCGTCTTGAACGCGCGCGCGGAAAAACAGATCGATCCGACGGATATCGGCGTCTTCGACCCGCCGCGCCCGCGCGCGATGGAAATTCAGGTAAACAAGCTGGCCCCGTGCCAGTGTCAGCGTCGCATCCACCAAAGCATCGTTGACGGCGGCGGCCACCTCTTTGGCGGTTTGAAAGCCTGCTTCATCCGTGACCACACTGACCGTGATCTCGTGCAGGGCACCGTATCCGGTCATGTCCGACCGTTCACGCACGTCTTCAGGGCCAAGGCTGACATAGGTTCCGGTGATGATCCCTGCCGGCACCGCATCATAGATCGCACCGGTCACAAGCGTCGACAGGATCGCATCCGCAGTCAGCTGCTGGTACACGGCCTCTTGCAAGGCCGCTGAGACTCCATAACTCATGCCGACACCTCCTCTTGTGCGAAACAGGTCAGGTAATGTGCGCCCACGTCGGCCTCGGTCACAGCCAGGATGCGAAACAGGCGCGATCCAGCTCGGAACCGTTGATCCGGCTCGGGACGTGACGGGGCGCCATCCGGTGCGGCCCGCACAGTGATGCGAAACGCGATGGTTGATACCGTGGCAAGACCTGCCGCACGTTCACGACCGGTGCGCGGCTTGATCTCCGCCCAAAGCTCCCCTACAGCCTGCCAGCTTTGGGTGAAGCCACCCGCACCATCCGGTGTGCGCACCGGTGCCTCAAGGGTCAGCTTGCGGTTCAGAACCGGCCGCTTCATCGGGCACCTCCGCCGCCAAACAAGCGCACTGTGCGATAGCGTTGGATCAACGCGGCAACGGCGGACGGCCATTGGCTTTGCCCCAGCCCAGCGCCGCCGGTATCCGTGCGATTCTCATAATAGGTCGCAGCCAGAAGCATCACGGCCTGTGCCAAATCGCCGGGCATATCCGCCCAATCCGCGCCGAACCCGGCCTCGAACCCGATCACCACCTGCCCTCCGACGGGGATGGCCGGCAAGCACAGCCCGGTCGACACTAGCCGGGGCCGGTGCATATCGGGTTCCAACACATAGCGGGTGGTGTTGATCACCTCTTCGCCAGCAAGGCGGTCAATAATCTTCAGACTGGTGATTTGGCTGACTGGGGCCACCGGCAGCGCCTGTGTGGCCAGATCGCGCCAGGCGCTCAACGTCCAGGTAAAGCTGCGGGACAAAAGGATCTTTCCGGTGCGCGCCTCAATGGCGGCGACAGCCGCCCTCAGGTAGCTTTCCAGCACGGCATCCTGCACCCCGTCATCGGCAAACCCGGTGCCCAGCCGCAAGTGGTCCTTGAATTGGGCGACCGGAAGGACCGCGCCCGGCACAGTGGTCTGCTCGACTAACATCATGGATCATCTCCGAAATTCGGGCCCCTCACGTCACTTGAAATAGGGTGGGCGCGCACCGTCCGCGTTGCTCGGACGGAGGGGGAGCAGCTAGACAACACGGGGTGAGGCCGGCGCGCGCCCGGTCCCGCACCCGCCCGTAAGGCGTTGTGCGGGTCTCGGGTTCAGGCTCTTACGAGACCGAGAACTTCAACAGCTTGATCGCTGCAAAGTCACTGACATCGCCGCCGACTCGCTTGGTCGCATAGAACAGCACATGCGGCTTGGCCGAGAACGGATCACGCAGGATGCGAGTGTCAGGACGTTCGGCGATCGTATAACCCGATCCGAAGTCGCCAAACGCAATCGGTGTCGCATCGGTGCCGATGTCCGGCATATCTTCGGCAATCAGGACCGGATAGCCCAGCAAACGCGCCGGTTCACCAGCAGCAAGCCCATCCGACCACAAGAAACGGCCGTCCATATCCTTCATCTTGCGCACCGCACCGGCGGTTTTCGAGTTCATGACGAACTTCGCACCTGCGCGGTATTCAGCATCCAGCGCATAGACCAGATCAATGATCGCATCCGCCGGGTTCGAAGCGTCGAAATCGCCTGATGTGCCTGTCACGACATAGCCCAGGTTGCCCCAGCTCCAGATGTCGTTGTCCACCGACGGGTGGGCAAGGATGCCCTTGGGCTTGTCGATGCCATCACCCGAGATAAACGCCCCAGCTTCAGCGCGCGCAAACTTGTCTGCAATCCGGCCTGCCAACCAGGTTTCGATCTCGAACGCACTGTCATCCAGCAGACGTTGCGATGCCTTGGGCAGCGCCGACAACTCGTGCAGCGGGATGGTGATACGCTCAATCGACGGCGTGCCAGTTTCCACCGAGGCGTCCGTTTCAGTGGCCCAGCCCGAGCCAACATCGGAATGGTCGATCAGAACGTCATAGGACGTCGCCTCGACATTCACCACATTCGCAACGGCTCGCAAGGATGCGGTCGATTTCAGCACGCTTTGGATGGTTGCAGCCGTTTGTGGGTCCACCAAATAACCGCCGTCCCCAGCGACCGCGGTCGACATGGCCTTGCCTTCCAGGTCCAGCCCGCGCAGCCCGTCGTCGTCACCCGAACGCAGATACGCTTCGAACGCTTTCTGATGCGGTGCTTCCAGATCGGCAGCGGCGGCAAGATGCGGTCGCGCCGCGGTGATGTTTGATTTGCGATCCAGCATGGTCAGTCGCTCTTCCTGTTGTTGAAGTTTGGTCGTAATGTCGTCATGAAAGGCATTGATATCACTCATGAAGCCAGCCAGTGCGGTCTTCACCTCGGCAGCCGGTGTCACGCCAGTCGCGGCCGACTGGCCCTGAGCTTTCGTCTCATTCTTGCTCATCTATGGGTCCTTTTCAGGGGTTCAGATCGCTGGCTCAGCGGTGTCGGGCCAGCATGTGGCGGGCCTCGATGATCGAAGCTGCCAGTTCACGCAAAGTGGTATCGTCAGCATCAGGTGTGTCGCCCTTTGCCCCCACCCGCGCCGTCGGAAGCATCGGGAACGTGACAAGCGACACCTCCCACAGCTCCAACTCGGTCAAAAGCCGTTGGCCCTTGTCGTTCTTTGTTGCCCGCTTGGTGCGATAGCCGATCGACAACCCGTCAATCGCGCCTGCTTCGATCAGCGCCGCGGCTTCGCGCCCCTTGGCGACGTCGGTCAGAATGCGCCCCTTGACGTAAAGCCCACGGGCGTCCTCGCGCACCTCGTCCCAGACGCCGATGGGCTGGGCCGGGTCGTGCTGCCACAGCATCTTCACGCCGCGATCTGCTTTTTTCAGTGCGCGCAGGGATTTGCCATAGGCGCCGGGGGCAACAATATCGCCACCCGTGTCGCACTGATCAAAAAAGCTGGCGTAGCCCTCAATCAGAATGCCTTCATCCACTTCAGACGTGTCGCCCAGCTTGACGAATTTATGCTCAAGCCCCAGATCGGGCTGAAAATCACTCATGTGCTTTTCCTCGTTGATTAAACATCGTCTGATGCCAGAGGCGGCAAACCCAGCAGGCTGCGTTTTTCGGCATCTGTTAGAAAGCTGGCCTCAGCCACGCGGCGCCATTGCTGGTCACGCTCGGCAGAGAGTGCCGGCACTTGATCCAGGTCGGGCTTCAGGGCCACGCTTTCGCCAGTGAACCCTGCCAGCCAATGGCCAACACTCGCCGTCACACGCGACACCAAAGGCACCACAGTCAGACGATAGAACGCGCGGCTGGCCTCTTGGTAATTCGCATAGGTCGCATCGCCCGGAATACCGATCAGCATCGGCGGCACACCAAAGGCCTGAGCAATCTCGCGCGCGGCGGCTTCCTTGGTTTTCTGAAATTCCATGTCCGAGGGGCTGAACCCCATCGGCTTCCAATCCAGCCCCCCTTCCAACAACATGGGCCGTCCAGCATTACGCGCGCCCACATGGTGGCTTTCCATCTCGGACAGCAGGCGGTCATACTGATCGGCGCTCAGCTGCGCTTGCCCATCGGCCCCGTTGTAAACAATCGCGCCCGAGGGTCGAGCGGCGTTGTCCAGCAGGGCTTTCGACCAGCGGCTCGCCGCGTTGTGCACATCAATTGCCGTGGCTGCCGCCTGCAAAGGGGACAAGCCATAATGGTCATCCTGTGGGTGAAATGCTTTGACGTGACAGATCGGAGATGCGCCCTCGCCCACATGAAACCGGTGTTTGCGCGCGCCGACGGTATAATCATACGCCACCGGCCAGCCGTCTGCCCCCGGCACCAAGTTCATCCGATCCGAGCGCAGCACATGCAGCTCTGATACAGACCCATTTTCGTCTTGCACCGCTTCGAAATATCCGTTTCCGGTCAGCAAAAGCTGCCCGAAAAAGGCTTCAAAAAGCTCGGCTCGTCCTTGCGCCGCATTGGGACGCGCCAACAGATCGATAAGCGGATGCACCTCGAACCGTTGTGCATCATCCTGCAACACCAGGGGCAGCGCGGCGGCAGCCTCGGCGATCAACTTCACGGACCGAAACCCAACCGGGTTGGCGGCAAAACCCGCCTTGGTCAGGCTGACCGCATCGCGCGGGCTCCAGGCCACGCGACCGGCACCACCATAGGCGATAACCGGCCCGGTCGCAGACGCTTTTGTCTCGGTCGGCTGGGCCGCCATTTGCGTTGCGTCGCCCCGCTTGAGAAAGTCAAATACCATGGGCTGGTGCTCCTCGCGTTCTGTCTTTTTGGGGTGTGACCCCCGGCAAATCTTTCCCGCCCGGCAAACTGTGTATCGCAGCGCCGGTCGTTGAAACTTTCGTCTCGGTGATGGTCAGGTCAGGGTCCGTGAACGAAGAAGGCTCAGGACCCCGCCTTTCGATGTTTTGCACTCTGCCATCCGAGGTTAAAAAACTCTTTAACCAAGCGTACGCACCTGCGGTCTGCGCCATTTGGCGACGGGTTCGATGATCAATTCGTGCAACGCCCAGACCAGCGCATCAACGCGGTCGGGACTGCCTTTGCCGTCGTATCCCTGCACCGTCATACGGCACATCTGATCTTCCAGGATGGGCATTCCGCCTACATGGGACACCCGGCCCTGCTCATACAAAGCTGCAACAGGCTCGGCCCGCGCGCTTTTGCCCCGCGTGGCGCGCACGGCGCGAAACGGCACTGTGGGGTCAATCTGTCGAATGACAGACTCCACCAGATCGCCACCTTGGTTGACCTCGGCCACCAAACGATCCGCGCCATGGCGCTGCATCGCGGCAATCGCCGCTTCCGCCCATTGGGATGGTCTGGCGGCAGACACGCTGGCGTCTTCCAACACCACAGCACGCCAGTCGCCCGGTGCCCCTTGCGCCACGACCCCTGCCACGATGATCCCGCAATCATCCGACCCTTTGTGACCAGTGACCGGAGGATCAACAGCAACGACAATACGATCAAAGTCTGGCAGGTCGCCCGTGACGCGCGCATCGTCCAGCGCCGCCATGGTCCACAAGGCGCCTTCGGTATCCTCCAGCAAGACACCATCCAATTCCTGCCGCCCAAGCCGGGTATCCGCATAGCGGCTGCGCACCTCTTCAAGGAAACTTTTCGCCAGATAAGCCCGGTTGGCTTCCGTGGGTGCCTGCGTTGTCGCGGTCGAAGGGTTCCTCAGAATTGCCTTCAACACCCCGACATTGCGTGGCGTGGTGGTCACGCATTGCCTTGGATGGCCGCCCAACCGCAGCCCGAACTGAAGCATGTCCCACGTTTCCTCGGCCTTTTTCCACTTTGCCAACTCATCCACCCATGCGGCATCAAACTGTGGACCGCGCAGGCTCTCCGGCTCATGCGCAGAAAACACCTGCGCCACTGCCCCGTTGGGCCAGACAAGACGCCGCCGGCCGGCCTGCCAGTCCGGGCGACGATCCGGTGGTGAACAAGCCAGAATGCCGCTTTCGCCGAAGATCATCACCTCCCGCACTTGGTCTATGGTTTCACCAACCAGCGCCACCCTGTGTGAACGACCGGGATCAAGGGGGCCAGCCCCCTCTACCTCGGCGCGCACCCATTCGGACCCGGCGCGGGTCTTCCCCGCGCCGCGCCCGCCCATGATCACCCATGTGCGCCAATCACCGTCTGGCGGCAGTTGGTGATCCAGGGCCCAGAACGCAAAAAGATACGGAAGGGCGAACAATGCACCATCACTCAGGCTGTTCAGAAACGCCGCCCGCTCCTCTTGCGTCGCGCAGGCAAGCCAGTCTGCGCCCGATTTCATCTCGGGCCTGAGCAAGGTCGAGTGCGACCGCTCCGGCCCCGCCAAAGGCGTAACTACCGTTTTGTTCAAGACGTTTCCTTTCCTCAAATACTGTTTGCATGGCACGGCGCACCTCGGTCACGGCTTTCGCCAATCCCGGTGTGGTCTCGCAATCGGCCAGTTCCGCCGCGCTCAACTGGCGGTCCAGCTCTTTCAAAACGCGCAGAAAAAACGCGTCCGCGATCTTCAGATAATCTTCCGAAGCCGCGTCCTTCCCCAAGGGCGTGATCATTGTCATTATTGTGTCTGCCTCTCATGCTCATCTCCGCACGAGCGACATGAAAAAACGGCCCAGGGTGGAAACCCAAGGCCGTTACAGTCACGTCTTCTAGCGTATGTCAGAACCTACGGGCGACCGTGCGTTCTGTCAAACCACCCCGCCGCAACAGCGTGCGGCAAAGTAATGATTTGTTTACGAAATCACTGATTTGCGCGTTCTGCCTCAATCTCTCGCCATTTGGCGACATTGCGATTGTGCTCGTCCAACGTCTCTGCAAAGGCATGTCCGCCGGTGCCATCAGCGACGAAGAAGATGAAATCCGTGCTGTCGGGGTTCAATGCCGCCTCAATCGCGGCTTTGCCGGGATTGGCAATGGGCGTGGGCGGCAATCCGTCGATGATATAGGTGTTGTAAGGTGTTTCAGACCGCAGCTCACTTTGCCGCAATCCACGACCCAAGGCGCCCTGCCCCTTAGTGACGCCATAGATCACTGTCGGGTCCGTTTGCAGGCGCATCCCCTGGTTCAGACGGTTGACGAACACGCTGGCCACCCGACGCCGCTCTTCGGCCACGCCGGTTTCCTTTTCCACAATCGAAGCCATGATCAGCGCTTCTTCCGGGCTGTCATACGGCAGATCGGGCGCGCGCGTATCCCACGCTTCGGTCAGAATGGCAGACTGCGCGGTCTGCATGTCTGCCAGCAATGTGGCGCGGTCCGCGCCTACCTTCACCTCATAGCTGTCCGGAGCCAGAGTGCCTTCAGCCGGCACGTCCCCAACCTCACCAGCAAGGAAGTCCGCGCGGTTCAGGCTGTCAACGATCTGCCAACTTGTAACGCCCTCGGCCAAGGCAATGCGATAGCGTGTGTCGCTCTCATTGCGCACTTTGGTGTAGGTTTCAGGCGCAGCGCCTTCCAACTCAGCAGGTTTGAATTCGGCCGTGATTTCATATTCCTGTGTGGCGGGGTCCAACTCCCGCACCTGCACCTCGGCCGCCAAAACACCAATCCGATAGACAACTTCGGTGCCACAGGTGGACGCGCCGCCGCGTGTGACCACATCGACGATCTCTTCCATCGAGGCCCCTTCGTTCACCAAAAACGACCCTGCTTTCAGCGCGGACTTCTTGTCGGAATACTCGACCCCCAACCGAAAAATCGTCGCGTTCGAAATGGCACCCTGCTCGGTCAGCTTATTGGCCACCCGAGAAAAATTCGACCCTTTTTCAACCCGCAAACAGATCGCTTCGGCCAACGGGCCGGGGCTGGTGTATTGGCTCTTTCCCCAGGCTATCATCCCAATCGCGACGACCATGATGACGACGAACAGGCTCAGCGCATTCGAGGCGATGTTGCGCCACAT